AGTAGTGTACTCCACCTAGTATACTACATTTTATTGCGTTGAGACTTGAAATAAAAACCTGTTGAATTCAATCAAAGTTTGATGTCTGAGATTGAATTCCATGATGTCGCTGCTAACACCAGCAGTACTTTTGATCCAGAAGCCGGGTATGCTGCGTTTAAGCGTAGACACACCACAGGGCTTAATTATGACCACATACGAATCTTCTTTCTTAACGGAAAGAAGGCTAAAGATACTCTCTCAAAGAGAAGTGAGACAACAATTACGCTTAACTTTGGGGGCTGGAAGATACCTGTGGTTAATACGCATTTTCTTGAGAACAGGAACATGCCAGTTCCAGATGATGGTCTTACCCTCCACAGAGTCAGTGGATATCTTGCCAGGTACCTACTTGACAGAGTATACTCTGCTGGAGAACCAGAGAAACTAAAAATAAAAACAACAATTATAAACCCGATTGCTGCTTCTCATGGCATAACATGGGATGATGGAGAGGAAGTTTACTTATCTTTCTTCCCTGGCTCAGAGATGTACTTAACCACATTCAAATTTTACCCATTAGCTATTGGCATTTACAAAGTCCAGAGGAAATTAATGGACCCAAAATATCTTGAAAAAACAATGCGTCAGAGGTACATGAACTTGGATGCATCCCAGTGGACCCAGAAACACTTCTCAGATGTTAACAGTGCACTCACTGTAGTCTCTGGCTTAGGGTGGAAGAAAGCCAATGTTAGCATTGCAGCCAGAGACTTCCTGAATAAATTCGGAATAAACATCTAAACTATCCCATCAAATTCTTAATAAATATGGCTTATTTCTAAATTAATCAAATTATTTGAAATATAATTAGGCACCAAAAAGAGGCATAGCCTCAACCAAGTCAACAGCATAGTATATCTTCAGCTGTCTAATGGGTGGGTGGTAGGGGCAGCTCAATATTGGAACTTAAGGCATATTATAGGATCGTAGTATTAGGTGGAGCACACTACT